CGGAAACGGTATCAGCCGCAGCGCAGGCGTTGCCGAAATTGCAGCAATACCACCCCCCGCAGCACGACGAGCACTCGCCACCTAGCATCGCCATGTGTCAGCACTCCGCAGCGATTAGGATCCACTCGGTGCCAACGTAAGCGACAGCACAAGCCTTGGTGCCGCTGCCGCTCACGGCGGCGAAGTAGTTCTTGACGTCCGAGTAGGTCGTGCCGCTCGTCACGGCATCGGTGACGGTCTTGGTGCTACCCTTCGCCCATGGTGCCGAGAACGTCCCACGCTTGATTCCACCAGCACCGCCGCCGCCAGCAAGCCGCACCAGCGCCCACTTGCCGCTGCCTGTGCCGGATTCCTTCCACAGGATCAGCCCCTCGCCGGTCGTGCCCGTCTTCAGCCCGGTGCTCGCACACGCCACGAACTTGTCATCAGCCTTGTCTACCGTCACCTTGCACTGCACCACGCCACCAACCGCCACCTTGCCGATCTTCCCCGACTCGATCGGCTCCACAGCGACGCACCACGCCGTCGTGGTCGCAGACGGCGTGCCGCCCTGCAAGACGGGCATTTCCTCGAAGGACGCCGTAGCACCGCCTGCCGACGACGTGGGCGTGATCTCGACTCCCGTGATTGCCAGTACGCCCCAGCGAGCGACGGTGGTGGACGCCTTTGCGTAGCACCATGTATACGGCTTGAGCACCGGCGAGCCGGGCACGCCTTCCGTGCCGGGATTGGCACCGAGCACTAGGTCGGCGGCGTCTTGCGCCCGATTCCACGCACGGGCACTGATCGCCCCGCGTAGCGGCTGTCCCTGCTCGATGCGTCCGTCTGGGCGTGCCATCAGACGTACCCCGTGCCGATTCCTAGCTGCGAGAAGTCAGAGTCTTTGTAGACCTTGTTGACGTAGACAGCCCTCGGCTTTTTCAGCAGAGAGCCGCCCGACACGGCATCTTCATAACGCACCCACAGATACTCGTGACCCTTTTTGGAAATGCCCGTTATGTCGCCGACGCTTTCGTTCGTCACGTTTTTCGATGCCATAAAACGATACGAAAGAGACCATGTGCCTTTGCCTTTCTGGTCGTCCCACTCTTGAGATCCAGAGCAGCCAAGGAACAGAACCTCGCCAGCCTGAAAGCCACGAAAGGCTGCATTGTTTGTCGTGCCCGTAATGCCAGCCAATCCACGGACGTAGCTTGCCGTCACATAAGAGTCGGGAACGTCGTACTGCTCCTGCCACGAAAGCGCCGGTACAACGACATCGACACCGTTGACGCCGTTTGAGTCAACGCCAATCGCCTTGAATTGATATGGCGACCCGCCAAATCCTCCAGGGTATCCGACCTCGTCTTCAGCCTGCGTCTTGTGCTGCGTCCCGCCAGTCGTGTCGAATGACCGAGCACGCCTCATCGGCTCAGGCGTCTCAGCCTCTGCGCCGGTCTTCTCATAGTTGATCGTGACCTGCCATGCGTTGTCGCCTAGGAAAGCGATCGAGTAGCTCTCAGCCCATAACTGTGCCCCGGACACGCCGGGATACTGCCAGCCGTATCCGACGCTGCTGATTTGCTGGTTGACGGCAGCGTGCACCTCGACGTCGTTGGACGTGCCGAAGAGCTTGTAGCTCTTCGTCATCGTGGACGTCGCCTTCCGGCCACGACGCACAATCGTCGCCTGCCGAGAGTCGCCGTCTTCCACCCAAACTAGGCCGCTCATGCTGCCACCGACCCTTCTTCGCTCATGCCCTTGGTGTTCTTGTCGATGCTCTCAAGCGTCTTTAGTTGCCGTTCAGCGAGCGACGAGCTAAATCCCATGCCGCCGAGGTTCGCTGAGAACGTGCCGGCGACTTCGCTCTTGCTGACTGACGAGTCAGACCCGGCAGCATTGGCACCGGCAGTCGCCGCCTTTTGCGTTGCGTCTTCCGTCGAAGCGTTTGCGGTCGCCACGTTCACACGCGAGAACGCTGCGTAATAGGCGTCCAGTAGCTTTGACTCCACGTCGCCGCCTACGTTGCCACGCTCAATCAGTGCGTCAATGCTTGCGCCGATGTTCGTTATGTCGTCCAGCGATGACGCAGACCCGAGAGCGTCCATCAGCTTGGCAGCTGTGGCGGCGTCCTTCCGGCGTTCACTCGCGCCGGTCGTAGCGTCAGCCAGCTTTCCTTCCGCCGCCTCGACGCCAGCACGGCGTTCGTCGGCTCGTTGCTGGTTCGCCGCCTGTCTGCCGTCCTTCGTCGCCTGTGCGTCGTCTCGAATGGCTTGCTCTCGGTCCTGCCGTTCCTGCTCTCGCTCTGCGTTTTGTTCAGCAGCCTTTGCCGTCCGTCCCTCAATGCCTGGACGTTCCTGCCGTCGCTGCTCTGCACGGGCGGCGTTCTCATCCTTGATCCCTTGAACCCGCTCTTCCGTGTCCTTCGCCCCAGTGATGAACCCCTGAACCCTCGTCCATGCGATCTGGATGCCAGCCACAAGGTTGTCAAAAGTCGCCATCACGCCGTTAGCGATGTTGTCGAAGAACCCGAGGATGTAGGCCCCCATCGTGTTGAGCAGCGAAGCGGAGTTCGTGTAGATCGTGTCCCATGCGATGTAGATACCCGAGCCGATATCCGTGAAGACGTCCTGAAACGCAGCCACCCACGGATCGACGTAGCTCATCAGGGCTTCAGTGCCACGCAGCCAGCCAGCGACAAGCCCAGCCCAGAGAATGTCCATCGCACCCGACAAGTCGCCGGCAGCGACGGCTTCGTAGACGCCGTTGAAGGTGGTCGTGGCAGTCGTGGCGAGATCGCCCAAGACGACGATGCCGTCAGAGATAGCCGTGGAGAAGCCGCCAGCAATGGCACCGCCAGCCTCAGAGACATAGACAGCAAGGCTAGAGAATGCCCCTGTGATCTGCGGCGCAAACTGCTTGACGGCAGCACCAACGCCCAACGCAGCCGCAGACAAGAGTAGCAGCGGTGCCAGAGGTGCCAGCCACGCAGCGGCGACGGCAGCGGCAGACGCCACAGAGCCAGCGACAGCCATTGCGCTGGCGGCTAGGTACGAGCCAAGCCCCGCGACGGCAGACGCAACGAATGCACCCACGCCACGCAGGGCAGAGCCTACCCACGCTGCCGACATCGCAGCGGTTGACGCAATCGTCTTGCCGACAGCACCCGTGAGATTGGCGGCGTACTGTGCCATCCGTGCCGTCACGCCGGACGCCCACCATACGAACGACTTATATGTGAATGCCAAGCCGCTGGCGATGTCAGCCGCAAACACCGCCATTGACTTTCCGACAGCGACGAACGGTGCCGCCAGCGGAGCAGCCAGCCTCGATACGGCTGCGGCAGTCGATGCCGTGCTTTGCGCGATGAGCGTGGCAGCGCTGCCGACAGTGGTTGCCGCAAACTTGGATGACGCACTCGCCGTCTTCATGGATGCCGAGAACGCATTGGCGAACGTGTCAGCCCCCACAGACGACGTGATCCATGCCGCTGCCGTAGCACCAGCCCGAGAGATCGTGATCGCCTGCACGCCAGCAAGTGCGCCGGTGTAGTAGGTGATCATCGCCTTGATATGCGACAGGAAACCGGCACTTGAGGCGATGCCGGTGGCGGCCCACGTCGCCGCCACCACTCCTAAACGGCTTGCGGTCGCAGCAGCCATTCCAGCGAGCGATGACGCATACACAGAAGCAGCGGCACCGGAGCGGGCAACGAATGCTGTGACTGACGCCGACGCTCCCAGCATTGACGAGCCGATTGAGTTTGCGAGCTTAAGCGTTGCAGGCATCGCCACTAGCGCAAAGCTCTGGCCGACTTTAGAGGCTGCGCCGATCAGCATCGTCAGCGGCGACAAGGCGAACGCTGCCGCCTTGCCGATTCCAGCCAAGCCGAACGACGTCACCTGGAGTGAGACACCAAGCCCGACCAACGCACTGCCGACCGCGACGGCAGCCACAGCGAACTTCGCAAACGCCGCGACCGCTTCCTTGTTGTCAGTCGCCAGCTTAGTCAGCCCGTCGATGAAGCCGGTGATG